TGCTTCGTGAACATCATCTGACGGGGTGCGGACCGATCCAGGGGGTCGTAGATAGGGATCGGGGTCGGCTCGAATCGCTTCTTCCGGTACTCCTCCCAGTTCCAGGACGTATAGTACTTATCCACCTGTCCGTTATCGTCAGCCAAGCCGGAGCGGATCTGCTCGGCAGGGGTGTGATAGATCTCAGCGACCTTCGTACGTGCTGCATTCCAAACGAGCTGCCATCCGAAGTAGCCATGTAGGTACAAATCGAAGGCTGTTTTCGTTATGATATCATTCAGGCCATCGCCGTGCCTGTTTACCTTCTCTTTGAAGGCTTCGGACTCCTCGGTAGCTGCATCGAGCGTTAGACCGTTCCCGGCGATCATCTGTGAGATCCCTGTCGTGAGTGCATTGTGTAGGGATGACTGTAACCACGCCTCAATTAATTCCTGGGGGAACAGGTTATCTTCACCATACGTGACCCACCCTTCGTAGCCCTTTTCAGAAGCTACGGGAAGCTGTGCGTCGCCAAAATTATACACAGATACAGGTAGAGGCTCCCGCTTTTTAGACGCTGCCTTTATGTTCCCCTCTTTCTTTGTCGGTTCCATAGTCTTCAATCGTTATAGGTGTGTCCAGGACAGCCAGTATTCCAGTCTCGATAAGCTCCCGGTTGCCAGGATCAGTATTATCATAAAGCCAGTAGTGATATTGGCCTGAGAATTCGAAGAGGCTCGTAGGGATATTGTCGATAGTTATGTATCGCTCCCCTTTCGAGATATCTACGTCCGGAACAGAGTAATTTGAACTGTTATTCGTGCCGTGCCTCAGGAACTCGAAATATAGGGGTGGAGGAGCTAAAGTGTCCTCCGACCCCAGGGTTAATGTCACGTCCCAATCTGCTATATTTATATCAACATAGAACATTGATTAATAGGTTGGTGTGACTGTTACATTTGCATAATTATCAAAGGGAGTAGTGGTGAAATCGGACATAAAAGGAGCGTAATCGTTCTCTTCTGCCTGGAAGGTCTGATCAAGTCCTTTCTTATCTCCTGCCGCTTGGCCTGAGTTCTCAACTCCACCGTTGCAAGTACATCCTCTATTGTAGCCAAACATCCGGATCTCGTCCTGGAAGTCCAGAGTCCAGATAACCCAACGCCCGACCTTCAGGGCGTTAAGATCTTCCAGATCGGCAGGCTGAATGTTGAACAGTGTCATCGTCATAAGTTGGGCGATATAACTCGTCCCTGTATCCTGACTCGAATTCACTGTTTCATCAAACATCCCGACGTTATCCGACATCTCAAAGCGATAGATCGTCAACGGTGTGGCACCCATCTCGGTTACCTCACCATCGACAATTATCACATCGGGTCGGACTGTATCGAAGTCCGAAAGTTTCGCATAATAGATAGTTCTGACTCCTGCACGGCCTGTGAGGCATTCGTCTAGGAGTCTACCGTTCGTTAAATCGCAGCTCATAATCGTTAGATTTAGCAGTGAAAGGGAGGCCCGGAATTACCGAAACCGGACCACCCCACACTATTAAAATCAAGTGGATAGATGAAGTATAATTTCCTCTGGCCACCCGATCTGTACGCCAGCGACGGCGTATGAACGATAGCGTACGTTATCCGACAGGTCAATATTCGCCATGTCTTGAACAGCGACCTCGTTGTAATTGCTTACAGATTCAGTCCCGAAATAGAGGTTAGACTTGTGAGATAGAACGAACTGGTTCGCATCCATACCTGGAGCTTCTACCATTGGGATGCCTACATAGTTCATCGGCTTGTCCCCTACTTGGTATTGATCCATGTAGCCCTGATTTGCAAGGGCTTGCTTGTAGGCTGCTATCACGTTATTCGCACACCAGAACATAAGATCCTTGGCTTTGAACCAGGGCTGTCCTGCGGCTAACGAATACGCTCCTCCCAGGTCGGCTACGACAGTCGTAGCATCGACAGCGGATGGGGCGAGTTGGTTTCCTGCGGGAACGTCGGCGGTCATGATCTTAATGTACCCGTCGATCAGGTTGTAAGTTCCTGCCAGTGTATCACCGATCCACATGAGGTATTCAACCTCGTCTCCGACATGTCCAATGATCTCTTCGATCATCGCGTCCACTACGTCTTTAGAGAGATGACGGCCCATGCCAGTGCCCATCCTTTCGGATGACCAATCGACATGCTTGAAATCACCCTTGCACATCTGGAGGTTGACTTCGAAGGGCTCGACTGTTAGATCTCGCTCGTCAATGTCTACCGTCCCGGCAGGAGTGAAGTCGCACGTAGGCGTTGCGATAATGTCTGTGGCGGTCAGTCTGCGGATGTGATACGTCTTGTTCACATCGTCCTTGATAGTCACGTTACCGTGACCGACTGTCCAGGCTCTCCAGAACATTTTATTTATTAATTCTGTTGCCGCTTCGCCGCAATACGAAGTGGTCAGATTTAATGTTGTTGCCATATTGTTGTATTTGAGTAATGTTAATAATGTTGATTATTGAGATAATAGAGCTTATTTCGGAGCCTCCGCATGGGCTTCCTTCACGAACTGATTCAGACCTTTTACGATCTGACTCTTCTCAGTCTTTTCGGGAGTCTCTGGCTTCGGCTTGGCGGCGGGCTTATTGAATTCTGCCCGGAGCTTTTCGGTTGCCGTTTTCACGGACTCGTCAACGTGACTTTGCACGTCGGCCTTGAATTGGGTCAGCAGCTCGGCCAACCCGTTGACTAATGCTTCCATTTGCTGTTCTGTTAGTTTCTCGATTTTGTTCATTTCTTCCTCTGATTCTGCTTCCTCCTCTGTCTCGATAGAGCCTGCTACGCCCTCCTCAGAGACGATAAGAAACCCACCCCCCGCTAAGGCCCATCGGCCTGTCGGAAGGGGTAGCTGCTCCCCGTCTACTTCATGAGTGACTGCGGCTCCTGGTTCCAGAGTTTCACCAGGGAAGTTGATGACTGCCTCGGTTCCGTCAGCATTGGTACCTTCAACTGATCCGAACTTCTCTTCCTCTTCCTCTTCAGGCTTCGGAACGGCCTCCGCGAATAGGGTTTTAATCCTACCCAGGTATTCGTCTAATTTTGATGGTTTCATCGTTTTACTTGTTTTGATTAAGTCACGAGCAAATACACCCTCGACGCTGAATCCGGTCACTTGTTTCTCTTTTACCAAAGCCCAGATATCATCGTTAAGCACCTTCACCTTCACGAACCAAGATCCTATCGGTAGACTGAAACCATAGACCTGTGACTTGTCCCGGACGGGATCTTCCACAATCCATGATTCGATAACCGATAGGTCGTTCAATGTAGCTTCATGCTCAAGCGTCATGTTATTCTGCTTGCCTTGATATAGAAACCGTTCCGAAAGCTCTCGGATGGTATCTGCGGAGAAGAAAACGAATGACTCGCCCGACTCGTCCTTCCGATAAATAAGCTTATCGGGAACCATAGCAGGGCCAGCGATGATTCGCTTCTCCTCATTAATAGTCTTGAAGGCCATAGCCTTCGATGATGTTATCTCTCGTCCGTCAGCCGAGAAGGCTATCCAGGACTGTTCAATGGCGGGGTTTTTAACCAGGGAAATAGCGGTGATTCCCTCGCCCTTGTTTTCCTCTTTTAGTGTTAGTTCAATAATGTCCATAACATCTATTATTTATGTTATTCTTATAAGGTTACATCTGCTTCTCGTTTAGCCTGTATGTCTTGTTCTGCGGTAACTTCCGACTGTACCACGTATGCCTTCGCTGCTCCTTTCGTAGCTGTCTGATCCTGGACGATAGATACATCCTGGGGAATAGTTAGAGCAGCTTGTTCGAACGTACCCGGAGATATCGAAGGGCCAGTCAGGGAGACAGAAGGAACCGACGAGCTTCCTCCACCGACAGGCGAAGGAGTCGAGGCAATTTTCTTCACGTTAGCCATGCCTGCCGCCAGGGCTGCGGCTGCGGCTATCGGTGCCAGGATTGGCCCTGCTACCGGGATAGCAGCCACAGACGAATAGGTCGCTATTGCGCCCTGTATTGCCGACTTCGTGGCATCGGCTATCATAATAGCCTTACCAAGTTTAGATCCTTCACCGAGGAAGCCTACGAGGGCCGTCAAAGAATCCTGGTAGATCTTAGCTTTAACGTCCTTGACTTTCCTTTCATTTATGATCGCCTGCTGCCTTAAATTCTCTTCATAATCGAAGAGCCTCTGTGCGTTAGCCTGTAACTGGGCAGTCGATTCGGCGTCCTGCTGTTCGAGCTGATCATTAAGAGCCTCATCAAAGGCCAGTTGTTCAGCCGCCATAGCTTCCTGAAACTCTCGATTCAGGTCAGCAGCTTCCTTATCTTTCTCAAGCCGTGCCTGCCTGATCTCTTCCTCGGCCTCGGCGATTTCCTTCAGACGTTCAAGCTCGGCCTGATGCTCGGCAGCACGAGCCGCCGCAGCTTCCATGTCCAGGGTATTAAGCCTGTTCTTTAATTCTCTCTGTTTACCGAGGGATTCGGTCTGAAGGGCTATCAGCTTCGCTTCCTCCTCGGCTACCGCCCGAAGCTGCTCACGGGTGCGCTGTAATTCAGGGGTGTTTTCAAGCTCGGCCTTCGCCAGGGCAAGCCTCTGTCTCTGAAGCTCCAGGTTATCAGCCAGGATTGCTTCCTCGATCTTTCCGGCCTCGACTATTGCATCCCTCCGTTCCTCGACCGACTTGGTTAAGTCCCTGGTCA